CCAAATCCAGTCTGTACATCGTTGAACCGGAGGATTACACACGAGCCTATGACCTATGACAGACCTGACCACCAACACTTGCCCACAGTGCAAAGAAAAATCAGAAGAGGTACTTAACATGGAAACGAGAAAGCGAGTAGGGTGGTACTGCCGAAGCTGTCGCCACTTTGAAAAGGCAATCCTGCGGGAAACCAAGTGGGTGCCCTATGCAAACTAGACTACAGATGGCGATGTTTCCCCCCAAGTCCGACTGGCTCCCCCCGGAGCATCCTTTCCCTGATCTGCACGATGCCAAGGAAATCTCAATAGACGTGGAAACCCGTGACCCGGATCTCAAGAGCCGGGGTCCGGGCTGGCCGACCAAGAACGGCGAAGTGGTGGGCTATGCCATAGCAGTGCCCGGATGGAAGGGCTACTTCCCTGTCGGCCACGTCGGTGGCGGCAACATGGACGCTAGGCAGATAAACAAATACTTAAAGAAAGTGTTTGCCGCACCTGGGGATAAGATAATGCACAACGCCCAGTATGATCTGGGCTGGATCCGCGCCATGGGCTTTGAAGTCAACGGACGCATCATCGACACCATGATGACCTCTGCGCTGCTTGATGAAAACCGGTTCAGCTATTCGCTCAACGCCCTGTGCTATGACCTCCTTGGAAAAACCAAATCCGAAAAGACCCTAGTCCAAGCGGCCCGTGAGTTTGGCGTCGATCCAAAAGGCGAAATGTACAAACTCCCCGCCATGTACGTCGGCCCTTACGCCGAGGTAGATGCCGAGATCACCCTTGAGCTGTGGCACCATCTCAAAACCCTGTTGACCAAGGAAGACCTGTGGGAAGTCTGGAATCTTGAAACCACCCTGCTTCCCCATCTGGTGAGCATGACCGAACTTGGTATCCGCATAGACATGGACGAAGCCGAGCGCAGTAAACAAGTGCTGCTCAAACGGGAGAAAGAAACAGTAAAGGAAATAAAAAAACTCGCCGGGAGCGACGTGGAGATATGGGCCGCTGCCAGCATAGCTACGGCCTTTGATGCAGCAGGACTGTCCTATCCCAAGACAGATAAGGGAGCGCCCTCCTTCACCAAGAGCTTTCTGACCGAACATCCCCATAAGCTGCCCCAGTTAATCGTGCAAGCCCGAAACCTGAACAAGGTACACGGCACCTTTCTGGACTCCATCCTCAAGCATGTCCATCAAGGACGCATCCACAGTCATATCAACCAAGTGAGATCCAGCGACGGGGGGACCGTCAGCGGCAGAATCAGCATGAACAGTCCAAATCTCCAGCAGTTGCCGAGTCGTGACCCTGAACTCGGGCCTATGATCCGCCGCCTGTTCCTTCCCGAAGAAGGACGCCAGTGGGCGGCAATTGATTTCAGCCAGCAAGAGCCACGCATAATGACCCATTACGCCAAGGTGTTCAGTGACTTCAAGAACGAACCGCTCCCCGGGGTGGATGCCTTTATAAAGGAGTACCAGGATAATCCGAAGGCTGACTTCCACAACGTGGTGGCCGAAATGGCCGGGATCGACAGGAAACGTGGGAAAACTATCTCTCTAGCCCTCCTCTATGGCATGGGCATCAAAAAATTGGCGGTGGAACTGGGCATAAGTGATGAAGACGCCAAACAATTGACGGAGGAATACCACGAGAAGGTGCCGTTTGTGAAAATGCTCACCAAGGGCGTACAGAAAAGACTCGAAGATCCACGCTCCTCCGGTAGCATTCGCTCCCTAAAAGGACGCAAATGCCGCTTCGACCTCTGGGAACCAGCTACTTTTGAAATGCACAAGGCGCTCCCTAAAGAAGAAGCAATCGCCGCCCACGGTCCAACGACCCGGCTCAAGAGAAGCTACACCTATAAGGCGCTTAACCGTTTAATCCAAGCTTCCGCTGCTGACCAGACGAAGCAAGCCATGGTGGATGTGTGCGAGGCCGGGGAGATTCCCCTCCTTCAAATCCATGATGAACTGGCTTTCTCGGTGGAAGACAAACGACATGCCGAAATGTTGGCACATCTGATGGAAAACGCCATAGAATTGACGGTTCCTAACCACTGTGACATAGAAATTGGGCCTTCTTGGGGAGAAGCGGTAGAAAATTAAGATATTGTCCGATATAATCGCAGATTATGGAGGATAAACATGAACCTTAATAAATGGAAATCAGTGCTGCTTCCTCGGGAAATCTACGAGGAAATCAAGATAATTGCCAAAGTGGAAGGACGTACAATCTCCGGCCAGCTACGCATAATCTTTGACTACTGGAAAGAACAGAACCTAACTGACAAAGACAAGGAGTACATAGCTGCCGAACTTGCGCGTAACAAACCACAGACTGTTCCTGACAATCCTACCCGCTCTATGTCGGTCTAGCTATGAGCGCAATCGAACAAGGGTTGCGTCAAGCCCTTGAAAAACTTCAGAAAGACCTGTCCACAACCAACCTGGCCCATGCCAGCGACCTGAAAAAGGCCGAGCTATGGGCCGAACTCCTGCACGAAAAAAAGAATATTAGTGACAGCTCAAAAAATCAGGAGCGTAAAAGGGAAGCATGAGGTGAGAACACAGCTTTTCCATGCAGTCGTGGCATAAGGCTAGTTCCACTTCTGTGTCGCCCTCGGCAATTAACTTGCTTAGAAAAACATCAAGCTCAAATTCTTGCTCACAGCGTGAGCAATTGTAACGATACCCTTTGTAAGGGTACGGCTCATTGTTCCAGTCTAGTTCCACGATATAACCAGTCCCTTACTGTGTCGATGGGTATTTCAAAACGGGCCGCGATCCACGCCACTGAGCGTTTCTCCACTCTCCTAGCGTAACGCACCGCTTCGACTGTTTCAAAGGAATACTGTTTCTTCATCTCTTTCCTCCAGCAACTTCCCCGGGTTCCTTGTTTCCAGCCACACCAAGAGGCTGACGTGTAAGGCCATTACAAACACCATAAAGAGTGTAATGTACATATTGGCGCTACCATAGCACATTTTTTATTGCCATTCCACATTGGGTATGGGACAATCGTGCTATTCACAGTGGGAGACACACATGAAACAAGGGCACAACGACGAAACTCCTGAATGGGAGAAAGACCTGAAAGACGTTTGCGTGGACACGTTCAGTCCACCCGAGCAAGATCCGAATGAAGAAGACAGGGCTTATGACGCACTGCGCACCCAGCAACTAATCAATGACACCAATGCTGTGTGCCGGATACTTCGCAACAACCCCCTCGATACAGAGAAGATGGTCCGCGAACTGGTTGATTACGTTGACAGCGTTCGGCGCTTTGGCTAACCTTAAATAAGAATTCTAGCTAGCTCCTAGAAGGGATCACCCTGATTTGATATCCTTACCAGATATTGAGTCAGGGTTTTTTTTTATGGATCATAATATTGAACTGCTAACCCGCGCCGCCCAGCTTGCCCAAGCTGCCTACGATGACACCATCCCCGGCGCACAAAAATTTGAAAACAAACGTACTTCCACCACCGCTTTCCTGCTCCGCAACCCCCACAAGGGTGAGGACTGGGTAGTGTTCAAAGGCACCGCTGAGAAAAAGGACTGGGCCTTCAACCTCCTCTTCTTTTTTATCCCGGTCAAAAAAGCGTGGATCCACCTCGGTTTCTATCTCGCCCAACAGGGTGTCTGGAAGGACATCCGTAAAGAACTGAACCCTGCCAACAAAACAATTCTCGTCGGGCACTCGTTGGGGGGTGCCTGTGCCGAGGTTTCGGCCCACCTGTGCCGGGAGTTCAGCGATCTGCACCTCTATGCTTTTGGCAAGCCCAACACCTTCTCGAAATTTAAAAAATGCCGCATGGATCACTTGCAATCTTTTTATTCCATCGTACACGGCAGTGACGTGGTTGCCAGGATACCCCGGGTAGGCTACCGACCTTCCAGTGGCAAAAACCTGAGACAACTCTGGTTTTCCAACGCCGGGGAAGACTACATCAATCCTCCCAGGGAGCTTAAAGTAGCGGACTGGTCTGTAAAAGACAGCGTGGAAGATCACATGATGACGGGCTATTGCCAAAGGATCACTTCCTTCTGCAATGACTGTCTTAAAGCATCACTCGCGGCCAACGGCACCGAGATGAAAGTCGCGGTTGACCGCCGCCGTAAACGCAACAAAAAGAGGAAACGCAAACATGGCTAAAAAGTGGATACAGAAAGCAATTAAAAATCCCGGGGCACTTCGTAAAAAGCTCGGGGTCAAAGGCAAGAAAACCATCTCTGCCAAACAACTCAACAAGGCAGCGAAGTCCAAAAATCCCACCACCCGCCGACAGGCAAATCTGGCGAAGACGCTGAGTAAGATGCGCCGCAAAAAATAGAGTATAGCTTTCCACATAGAGTATGCTACCATGGTGTGTGGCTCATATTTTGAGCTACCTAGATGTTTCACGTGGAACATCTATTACCAAGGAGCAAACTAATGACAATATATAGATGGATCCCAATGCCC